CCGATTGCCATATTGATAGATATTTACTATAGTTATACAACAAAAGTATAAATAAAATCTATTAAAATAGAAAAACATCTATACTTTTGTTATATTTAGTAGAAACTATTGGTCAAACATGGTGTTTATATCGAAGGTATTTTTAAAATCTTTTGGCGCTTTTTTATTCTGCCTTTGGTCTATTAATTCTCCTTGAATTGTTCCAGCCTCCTTCAGTCTATCGTCCTTTTCGTCTTTTTGAAACTGCAATTTCCCTAAAGACTGCATTCCTTCAAGTTGTTTAAGATAAACGTCTTGTTGAAATTCCTTATCTTCTTTTGGCGCTTCAATCTGTTGTTTTTGTTGCAACTCCTTTAGTCTAATTGCTGACATTTTCGCTTCATATTGAAGGTCAATACCTTTCTTGGATTGATATGATTTTAACTCCGCTTGCACCTTTGCTAAGGAAGCTTGAGCGTTGGCTTCACTTTGAAGTTTTATATTATGCTCATTCTCCTTGAGTCTTTCCTTTATTCTACGGGTACGTATAAAGCGCATATATTGAGAGGCTTGTTTAGGATTACTCTTGGCAATTCTCATAACTTCTGCTTTTTCGCTTACATCAATAGTCCCTTCTTGTAAAGCGATTCCAAGGTCTTGCCTTAGTTCATCTAACTCTTCTTTTGCAGGAAGGATTTCAACGGTCATAGCAAATTCGTGAATACTCCTATTTTTTAAAAGTTCTAAAGGTTCTATGTTGTGCTTTCCAACGGCTTGTTCGTACATTGGCTTTAAGTGCTCAAGACCTTTCACTTTGAAAATCCCTTTGATTCTCGCGCTTATTGTCTCACAAACTCTTTTGTCCCAAGCAATTCCAGCATCAACTAAATGTTTTGTAGCTGTATTTGATGCTAGTTCTAACATTTGATTTACACCAACAAGTGTGTTTTGGTTTGCTGTACCATCTCTTGCGGGGTTTATGCCTGTAATATCTCTTATTAAATTATAAGAGTGCGCCCATATATTTAAAAGGGCAGATAATGCGCTTCCTTGTTGATTAGCCATTGGTCTTGCTGCTGGGCTGTCTTTTATACCGCCTTCACCCATATCGACTCTCTTTTTGATAACCACACCCTTAACGTTTAAAACCGATAACGCTTCTTTCCAAACCTCTTTTTTTACTGGACCTTTCACATCGGTTCCTAATTCAGCCAATTGATCGAGGTCAAGTTCTATAAGGTCTGGTTTTAATTCAGCGCGTAAATGCTGAATCTTTAAATGGGTGTACTGCATATCATTGGTTATAGGAATGATATTGCTTAAAAACGAGCGTAATTCGTTTTTGTAGATATTAGTGGATTGCACAATAAACTGAGGCATAACCTTATTCATTTCATCTCTTGCAAGTATCTCACTTTCCTTGTAGTCATAAATATATTTATTACTTCCTACGATATAACTTCCCTCATACCAAGTGTCAAGTCTTTTGCTCATTCTACTTTTTTCCGAACCTTCGGGAACCACGTAATCACTACTTTTTTTAGATACCTTTCTTAACTTACCTTTTTTATTATAAAATGCTTTCTTTACAATTTCCTTGTCTGACTTATAAGAAAAACGCATAACGTGAATTCTATAATTCAATATATCGTCAATAGGGCAAGTATCGTATTTTACTGAAAATTCATTTTTACTATTTTGAACGCCATATAGTTTTGCGATTTCCCTACAAGTTTTATCGTCATATCCGCTTTCTCTTCTAATATCATTAATGGTAAGCGTGTCTACATAAAAAAAGTAGTAGGCATCGCTGAAATCATTTCGCTCAACGTAACTATGTCCAAAACTCTCAGGATCTACATATTCAAGCATTACACCGTTATTCATATCGGTATAAACACGTCCAACCTGCATATCGGTTAAAACAGAATCTTTTATAGTTTCTTTTCTAACATAATCCCATTTGTTAGTCTTCTTTACGAAATCAATCATTATTTCCTCTGCGATTTCGTGTTGTGGACGCTCTTTAATAGTGTTGTAAAGTTCCAACTCTTCTTCATCTTCTGGAACGAAGCCTTTTTCCGTAACATCGACTCCAAATATCTCTTTTGCCTTTGCAAGCATTTGCTTGGAGGCCATATTAGCCTTGTGCTTATTAATCTTTTTCTTTTGTTCAAGCATAGAAAACTTATCGGCCGAACGAATTTCAACGCGATAGTATTCATCACCCATACCGTTTCTAACTACATTAGTGAATTTCTCCGCTATATTGATTGGTGTCCAATCAAGGTTTAAGTATGTAAGGTCTTCATTTTGCCGAGCAAGATGGTCTTTATAAATTTTCACATCTTGTTCGCCTCTATTATGTAAACGCATTTCACGAATCCAATTATGTCTATTTGTAAACAATACTTTGTCGTCAATCATTCCTCCGTTAAACCATTCACCTTGAATAGCAGAAGTTATTTTTAAACCATACCCAAGAGTAAGTTTTTCCTCATTAGACGCTAATGGGTCTGGGAGAGATGATAAGCTTTTTGATAAATTTTTAAGTTCCATTACGCTATTCTTTTTGAGGTTAATCCTTTGTTATTGTATGTTGAAAATGGGTTTGATACTGTTTTAGATACTTCTACTTTTTTCTTCGTTGGTTTTTTATTTCCAAGTTTTGAGAGAGAAAAACTAATGTAAGCATCGTACTTAGTTCTTTTTTCGGTATCTACTTCTTTAAGTTGATAAAGGGTTCTAGTAAATGGCATATCTCCTATTACCCCTTTTGGTCGGTGTCTTTCATCTCGCGCTATTCCAACATGGTCTTCGACAAACGCTTCGGTTACATAAAATTGTTGATCTCCGATTTTAGTGTCTTGTGCCGGTGCACCTCCAAGTTCTTGTTCTGTTGGAGTTAATTGGCTCCATGACTTAAACGGATTGTTCATACTATAATGCCTGTAGCCACGCTCAACAAGTGTTCTTAAAAATTCGTCATTTGATTGCTCGGAAAGAATAGGTACGGAAAAATAGACCATAGCCATTATTACATCTTCATAAAACAAAGACACTTTCTTTGGCCTATCGATATATTCCATAATCATAGTGTCATTTGGCAACTCGTCGTAAGTATGTGATTTAGTATTCAGCGCCATTGCCCCTTTAGAGCCTCGCCCATCTGCATTTTTAGTTCTGTTATAAGGGTCAACTCCAATAGTCCCAAGGTCTGCAGCAATCGGAGCCATTGCCAACTTCATATTCATAAACTTCTCTTCCTTTTTATTTGAGAAAGAGGGGAGTGGGTGGCATCCATTTTTTATAAAGAACCTTCCTTTTACATCATCTGGTTCCCAAATAACGTTAGTGTCTTGTATTCCGTCTTCCCATCGGAAATTTCCGCGAGTCATATCATCGTTTCCGACAAACTCTCTGTCCTTGTTAAATCGATCATTTAATTCAAACTTATTATGGTCAATTTGCTCCATAAGTTTAGCCAGGTTAAACTCACAATCACCGCTTTCATCTCTAAAAGCATCCTCAATAGTGTCTGGGTTTTGTCTTTTAAATTCATTAAGTTTCGCGTCATCTCCTTGTAGTGCATCCGCAGCATTTTGAAGCCAAGTTTTTGAACCTATTTTAACATAAACCCCTTCATCGGTTTTTATTTTTCCTTTTGGGTCTTCTACAATTGAAAATCCGTAAGTATCGAACATTCCTTCAAGACAATATTTTGCAGGAATAAATATTCTGTAAAGACCAGAAACAGTTTGACCGTTCATATCTCTTTGACCTACATCGCTATCGTCCCAAATCTCCTTGAATTCAGACCCTCCTTTTTTAGCGGAGTTTACAGTAGAAACTACCATAGACTTTCCAGTAATAATAACTCCTTTCCTGTGAGAAGTTTTTACAATGTACCAGTAATCGCTAAAAGGCACCTCTTTTGGGTATTTACCAGCCTCGTCAATCAAAGACCTAAAAATAGCATCCCCATCCATTGCATTAATTTCCGTATTGTGCCATCCGATTACACTACCAAGTCCATCGCCTTCTGTTATAGCTTCTCCTGCCTTTTTTCTCTTGGTTGGTTCTTCTAGTACGAGTTCAGTTTTAGGATTGTTGGTACCGTCCCAAACTGGCTGAAAGAAGCAAGGGAGTCTTCTAAAGCCTTTAATTAATCTTCTAAATATCTTTCGAGCATCGTTCCCTTTTTTAGAGATAAGGCCGAGTAGTTTATCTTCTGTTATGGTTCCTGCTTCTAATAGTTCAATAATTGCCATTAGAGATGCGCCCATACGTCTGTTTTTGACGTAATCCATTCCAAAGCATCGGTTGTCAGCCTTGCAAGCCTCCCAAAAAATCATTAACTCATTTTGAACTACTCTGAAAAAAGGGTGTACATCAAGTTCGCGCACCCATTGAATTCCATATTGATATGTTCCTGTGAGATAAATCGGTTTTCCTTTAATAAAAATCCAAAGACCTTCATCTCTTAACCTGTATTCTTTGTCTATGAAGTCCTGATATTTGGCTAAATGCATTGTATCTGCTTTTAACCCTTCTGGCATTTCTCTACGCTTCCATTTTTGGTCAAGAAGGGACTTACCAAAGTTTACAATTTCCTCGTCTTTTGGTTTTAATGGAAGTCCTACACGAACGCCCATTATATTGTAGACTTCCCCTAGAGTACCATCTTTAGAGATGATAACGATATCGTATTTTTCGTTGTAGCCATATTCCCAAAATCCTATCTTATTGTTGTTGTTTAAGATGGATGCTGGTATATTTGATTTGACTTTATCTCCTAAGTAGAATATCATTTATTTTCTTGAGTTCCTTTTGCTTGGGTGTTGCGTTGCACTTTCCCCTGGTTCTTTATCTTCGATTATTTTGTTTTCATAATATTTTGGATCGTTTAATTCTCGCTCCAATTCATTAATTGTTGAAAGAATATTATTCCCTGTTTCAAGCGCCCCTTTTCTAACATTGATAAATGCATAAAGTTTTTCTTCGGTGCTCGTTATCACTTGGTCGTCTTCGTCTTTATGGTCCTCAAATTTTGGTAAGGGTTTCCCTACTTGGTCAAAAATTTCATCTGTAAGTTTTTTGTACCGTTCGATTAATACCTTAATAGCCTCTTCCCTTGTTGCTTGTAGTGCTTTTTCTTTTCCCATTATAATTCAATTGCTAGTATGTGTTTAGTTCTCGCCCAAGAAAACTTTCGTCCGTTAATTCTAATATCAACGATGTACTGCTCGTTTAAAAAAACAATATCTCCTTCAGAAACGCCTTGTTTTTTAAGGCTTTCGTTTATTGTTCTAACATAAGCTCTACCTTTTTCGAGTACCTTTTTTGCTGAGTCAAGAATGTGAATACCGTTATTTACTTTACTCTCGTCTTTTTTAGCCTTTATTTTCTCAACGATTAGGTTTTCTCCAAAGCCACTCCAAGGAGTCAATTCATCTTCTCTGTAACAGATAACAAGGCTTTGATTTACCTTGTATAGATTTTTTTCTCGGTCTATAAGGTTTACGTTTTCTTGATGCCCGGTTAATTCATATTGTTGGTCCATAACAAGGGTAGGGTCAACTATTAATTGAAACCCTTTTTTTACGGGGCCTTGGTATGTTAACGGCACTTCGACAACTTCAAAAACAGTATTAGCCGTTTCCTTACCGCTAAATCTTGAATCTGCGTGAATTTCCATACCGCTTTCAGTGGCAATGGTTTCCCTGTGTTTAGCAGGAACGTGAACTATAAAATCTTTAAATCCTATCATATTTTGTTTTTGAAATAATTCTATTTAATAT